CTTTGCATATACCTCTGCACAATGGTTTAGGTATTCGTCTAACGAGAATGGCTCGTGAAGGTCTCCAATCACAAGAACTCTTGTTTCTTTCTTTGTAAGGTTCTCAAATGCTTTGAGTTTGTTACCTCTTAATCTTGGTCTAAAATCTTTCATATTGTTTTGCTTGTTTTATGTTTAAATATCCTACTTCTTTTTTTACTTTTTTATTTCTTTCAAAATCTGTTGTCGCAGGATTTAATTGGTTTACTTCCCACTCAATACTTACATTTCTTAAATTCCAACCATATATTCCTTTAGGTGTTGAGTTTAAGTAAACAGGCGTCTCTCCTTGCTTACATTTGTCAATCATAGCGTCATACTTCTTTTTTTCTATCAGCAAAGTATTATAGTGCTTTCTTCTACACTTTAATTCTATCCTGCATTTAAGACTTTCGCTGTAACAATCCCAAAAACTGAATTTATCTCTTGAAGCTTGTAAATCAGTAACCCTTAATTTAAGCCAATCAAATAAATCCTTTTCTGTTTCAATACTCATTGAATAACCTTTTCAATCTCTGAACCATTCCACGAACACAAGAGCCGCAGCTTGAGGGTTTCTTTCTTTCGTTAAATACTCTATTGCTTATTTTTAAGAGCGTAAGTTGGTCAGACTTTGATACCTGTGTTGGATTTCTTTTAAAGAACTCCGCAAGAACTGTGTGTTCTATCTCTGTCAAGCAGTTAGGTCGTCTGTAAGGGAATAACCTATTCAAAGCGTCTTTTCGCTTATCACAACCGCAATCTTCTCCTGCTATGAATTTAACAGCTTTATCAATTCCTGTGGCTTTGGTTATCTTTGCAATGGTGTCTCCAAGACCTTGTGATTTGTTTTCTTGGTTTGCCTTCCAATCCTTGTAGGCTTTTGTTCTTTTGTCTTTTGGCTCTTCCATTTTACAAATAGTTTAAATCTTCTGTGATGTCTTTATTAACCTCATCTTGCAAAACTTTTATTTCTTTTTGCATCATTTGATTAGTGGTGTAAAGCTGAAATACTACCGCTTCTAAACTTTTCAAACGTTCCTGTACTGTTTTTTTCTTTGGTTTCATATGTTAAATTATTTCGTAATCCTCGTTATTTAAATCGTCCCAATCTTCTTGTAAAGCGTCTTTTAAACTCTCTTTGCAGCGCTTAACTGTGTGATATATGTTTGTATGACTTATGTTTGTGTACTTTGACATAGTTCGGAAACTCATTCCCGTGTCTTTGTAGATTTTAAAAATGTCCGTGTCGTATTGTTCCCAATTCAAAGATTCCAAATCTACCTTTTGCAAAAACCTTTCTTCTGCTTCTAGTCTATCAGAAGAACCTTGCTCGTCGTATATATAACTTTCATCAGCCAGTTCTCCAAATGTTACGGGGTTGTTTTGCTTGTCTTTATCTAGGTTCTTAATTAACCACTCGATAGGACTTTTTCTGTGTTTGTTCTTTTGTCCGAGATAAGAGTATAATATACTGCGAAGTGTAAAGAATATATATCCGCTTTGCACTTTACCGTTGTCAAACAGAAAGAAATGGTTTCCTCTCTTTTGAACTAGCTTGTGTAATTTTATATACATTTCCTGTACTATGTCCTCCGCATACATATCGCCACCAATTCCCTTGACTGTGTTAAGCCATTGCTTATGGTTCTTTGCTATTTCGTTAAGCCAAAGATTGTTATATTGTGTCATACGTCTAAATTACAAATAAATGTCATTCAAAACAAATTATTCTTTTATAAATAAACCGTCTACCATTTTGCCCTTTCTTTTTGAAATAACATTGTAAGAACTTTCTATACAATCTTCAATATAATAACCTTCTAAATGTGCAATGTTAGTAAGCACTACAACCATATCGCCAATGGCGTCAATGATTTCTTTTTTGTCTCTACGCATCAACGCCTCTCCTAACTCTCCGTTTTCCTCCATTAGCTTGGAGTATTGGGCAAATGAATCCGATTTGTTATATATTCCTTTTTTTAATGCCCATTCTCTGATTCTATCAAATACCATATCTATATATTTTTGTTGTTGTGTTCTTTTATTATTTTCGTCGCTAGGTTTGTCATTCTTTTTTCATCAATAGAATTGGCAATTATTACATTTTGGTTCTGCATAAACGTTTTAAAACTTCCCTTTGACATTTCTTTAATGAAATCAATATTTCCTTCTGATAAAGTTGATAAAGAATCTTCATCTGTTTCGCAAATTTTATCGAACTCTTTGCTTTCTATTTTTATTAATTCTTTGATTAAAGGATTGATTAGTCGCTTTAAATTGTGTTTGTAGTGTGTTGTTTGTTTTATCTTTTCGTTATAATACAAAGCTGTAAAATTAGCTATTACGCAACCTGTTAAGTTCTCAAATGCTTCTTGTTCTCTTTTGTTCATTTTTGTTTTTGTTTTAATTTTTAGAATGGTATATCTTCAACACTACCAAACGCTTCTTGTGCGTCAATCATTGGCAATGTTTCGGGTTCTTTTTCTCCAAAATCCTCGCTCAAAGGATTGTAAATTCTTTTTAGTTTTTCTACAATATTTTGCTCTTTTACTCCTTCGATTAAATTACCTAAACCTATTTTTGTAGGCGACCAATTCAAAATGACAGGATTGTCAGCAGAGGTTTCATTTCCTCCCGTATGTCTGTTTCTTACATTGTCCACGCTGATTCTATTGTTTGAACTACCACTGTCTCGGTTTATGGCGTAGGTAAAAGATGCTTTGTTTAATATCGCACCTCCTTCTGCTTGGAACGAATTAACGTCCTCCTCTTGCCTTTGTCCCGACATTGTTGGGTGTTGTGATACGTGAACCGAACAAACCTCTTTAGAGTGCCTTAAAATCTTTTTTGAGGTGTCTACCATATCTTGGTAAGAGTTGCCCGAATTATAGTATCCGCTATCGAATGAATTTATAGGGTCTAAAAATACTGCGTGAACGTCAATGTCTTTTTCTTCTATTAAATACTGCGTAGTCTCTAAAGCTTCTTTTATTGTTTCTACTTTCAAGAAAATAAAATGTTCCTCCACCCATTTCAAAGCCTTTTCGTAAAGTGGGTAGTTATTCTTTTTTACATCTTTTGCGAAATCACAAAGCAAATAGTTTAAATAGTTAAGCTTCATTGACCAAGTGGAGTTCTCTTGAAATGCTACAACCCAAATCAAATCATTCGCAACACTGTGAGCGACTTGGATAGCTTGGTTTATTGTTGTTTTTCCTCTACCTTTCTTCCCTACAATACCATAGAATTCAAACTTTTTAGCTACGTAATACTCATCAAAACAACTTATCCCCAAAGTGTAACCGTGTTCAATTTTACCATCTACAAAGTCGTTTAAATCTTCGTTTACTTCTTTGTTGTCTACAAGAAATTTAGAATAGTCTTGTGTTTCTTCTTGTGCTTCTTTTAGAATTATTGGTTTTATTTTCATAATTGTAGTTTTAGCTGAATCTGTTTATCGCTTCGGTAACCATATGCTGTAACTTGTCCTTTACAACCTCGATTGTGAAACGCTCTTTCACGTCCTCCAAAGTGAAATCTTTTTGCAAAGATACTTTTTTTATTTGATTGTGGTGCAGGTCATTGTGAAAACTTTCATAAAACCTGTCCAAAGGAATAGACAAAACACGACTAACTTCTTTCTGCATCAGTTCATCAAAAACAGTCGAATCATATTCTCTGATTGTTTTGTTTAATTGCAAAATATATAATTTAGCGAATAAATCGCTGTTTAAGGCGTTTATATCTTTCTGACGAGTAATCCAACCAAAAATGAAATTGAGTGCGTTAGCGTCGTTCTGATTAGGCTTAAACGGCTTGTTTGTATTAAACCTCCACTGTAATCTTTCAACTGATTCTTCTAATGTCATTTTTTTAGTTTTAGTTTATAGTTGGCTTTTGTAAGGATTCTCTTGGTATTTTATCTCTTTCGTAACCGATACGCTTTTCGTTTTTGTTTTACTTGCGTACTTGTCTATCGTT